CTTTTCAATAACAATTTCTTCAATAGCAGTTGCCTGATCCAGCAACTCTTCAATTTTTTGATTGAAACGCTCAATGAAATCTTTCGGCAATTTACAGCCACGAGACATCATTCTTGCATTGTAACCGAGAATAGGCGAAATTGACTTGACATCAAGTTTACGAAGAACTTTGATCTCTGTCTTATTCCGAGGATAATGAGTGAACAGCATTTTTGCTGCTGACTTGATATCTCCAAAATAATTGTACCAGTTATAAGCAGATGCGAGTTGGGATGATGTTGCGATACTATCATCCCAAACTGGTTCTACACCAAGATACTGCTCATCAACAATTTTAGCTGTACGAGGCGTTTTTTTCTTACGACCAGTGGATAGAAGTGATTTAGCCATATTAAACGCTCCCAACTTTATGCGAAATCAACATTGATATCTCTCCTTGTTTTCTCATCATATAGAGTATATAATAAAAAAGAAATAATGTCAACCCATAAAATGATATTATTTTAAAAAAAGAATTGAATGATATCAATGACTTAGAGGCTGCGGAGAAGATTTTCCCACTCAATAATACGGTGGTCCCAGGAATAGAAGTTATCGACATAAATCTTTTGAAAATTAAGTTTATCCATATGTCGTTCATTCCAGTAGTCAGCAATCGCAGCATCAAGCAACTGTAGGTGCTTATTAGCGTGTTGTGTTGGATCTTCATCATACTGATATGTAAGACCAAAATTTGCGACTGTTTCTGGAAGAGCAGCAAAGTTAGGGCATACCACAGCACACTTTGCACTCATGGCTTCAATAGCAGCAATACAAGAAGTCTCTTGCCAGATTGATGGATAAGCAAAGATATGAGCCTTTTTCAATGCTTCACGAATCTCTTCGTTTGGAACAGAACCATGATATTCAATACCAGGATGTTCTCGGCACTTATCAAACACTTCTTTATACTGTTCATCTCGTTGTGGCCATCCATAGATGTTAAATGATGAATAGACATCAAGATGAATTTTGTCACCCCATTTTTTATGAAGAACTTCGTAGATAGGTAAAAGAAGTTCAAGACCACGATGTGGTGTTGTGTGATAGATTAGATTGATTGGTCCATCTTTTTCTTTTTCGTGATGTTCGATTGGAACAATAGCATTGCGAAGAACAGCAGATTCATGATACGGAACACCAAGACCCATATTATACGTTTGGAATTGCCAGTTAGATACGAACACTAACTTAGCAAATCGTTTACGTGATTCTGGGTCTTTCAAGTGTTGCGCTTCTGGATCTTGCCAAAGGTCATGAAGTACAAGAATATTCTTCTTAGTAGGATGGAGTTTACGGACTCGTGAATGAATGATGTTGAACTCATCAAGAAGATTATCATCAAGACGACTTAGGATTGCTTCTTTGACCATCTCGGTGCCACCTTTTGCACCGACTACATTCCCTTCGTCGTCAATCGACCCTTCTTTCTTTTCTTCAATACCTGTAATTTTAAATTTCATTATACTACCTGAATTGCTTTAACTGAATCGATACGGAAAGACCGCCATGCATTCTTATCAATATCCCAAACAGGAAGAACTGCTTCGTTTACCTTTCGTGTGCTTGTACGAGCAAGGTCGAGTTCTGGGCTAGGGATATACTCATCGATAAGAGTACACTTCATTACACGTTCAGAACCATCTGATTTTGTAAAAGTTACATTAGCAACATCACTTTTAAGAATTGCTGCTACTGCATCTCGTGTGATTTCTTTAAGGTCAATTGTCATGATATATTACTCCGCTGTTTGTTTCATCATATAACTTGAGTTTGGGTTACCCCAAACTTCACGAGCGTTTACTCGAACAAATGGCATCTTCTTAGCATCATCACCCTTGTTTGGAACAGTAAGCATCACATTCTTACCAGCTTTCCATGCAGCAATCTGATTATTCAATCTTTCAAGTTTACGATTTTCGATATAATCCCGCCGCATTGCTTTACGAGTATTCTTTGATACATTAGGACGTTCACCCTTTGATGTATAACTATTACCCGATGACTTCTTCTTCTTACCCATTGTTTAATCTCCACCAATAATTCATTTCTTTTTCACAATTACAAAATGTATTTGTAATCATCATACCTATTACATACATAAACCATAATACAACCAATGTCAATATAAAATACGTAAATATTTTAAGTAATATTTTCATTCTGTCAAAAGTAAATGTGCCGTTTTTTGTTGCGCTTCTTGAAGCGAGCAAGCAAACTCAGCCGCAACTCGACGCTGAAACTCTTCAAGATTTGGTCTATCATTCTCTTGAATAAATGCTTGCCACATCATTTCGATTCGTTGTTCATTCATGGATCATACCTTTCAATATCATCTTCTGTTAATTCTTCATTGTCACCTTTCCATATCTCTACGATATGTGCTGGTTCATCATTATCATTTCGACCTTGGTGCCAAGTGTTTTTCGAAATGTTAAATGGATTATCTTTATGTAGTTGCCAGATACTAGCACCATCAAATGGATCCGAAGTTATTCTGTGATTCGTTACAACAGATGCCTTGCCACTAACGATGTTCCATGTCTCACTTCGGTGATTGTGCTTCTGCATACTTAAAGCACTATGAGGAGCAATGACGAGTTCTTTGACTTTGAATCCATCACCATCATACAGATTACGATAGTAACCCCATTCCCGTTTCACTTTTGGCGCTTCCCAGTCTTTTAAAATCCAACTGCTTGAGTTCTTTTTATCTTCACCACCTACACCAAAGACAAATTCAATATTATCATTCAACCCATACATATCATATTCAGGTACGTTACCTTCTGGTCTATCACCACCATTTGCAAAGATAATTTCATCATTAGGAAATCCTGCAAGTGTTTGAAAGATAGCATTACCAGCAGTATTATCTGAATCTTCAAATCCAAGAACAACATCAACATCTCTCAAAGCGGAGATAATACACGCACGTTCATCCCAAGGCATAAACGCTTTACCTTTTTTACGAACAAGCCATTCATCACTATTCAAAGCAACAACAAGTTTGTCGCCAAGTTTCTTTGCCGCTTGAAAGTAAGCAATGTGACCCGAATGAAGAGGATCAAATCCACCTGAGACTAATACAATCTTCATTTCTTCTCTAACTCTTCAATTCGTCGTTCAAGTTCAAACACCTTCTTTGCTACATTAGGATACTTCGTTTTCCATGACGCTTCTTCTTTATTCAAAATATCAATGCCATATTTTTCATTTGCCCAATAAACAATACAAAGATACTTATCAAAACACCACTTGCCAAGGCGAGTGTCTTTAAACCATTCAGTGGTAGCAGCACCAAGCAAACTACCAGCAACATTACTTAGAATCCAAATCCACATCTTTGCACCTTTCGCAATAATCTAATTTTTTCTTAGGGTCATTAATATCTACAGTTTTCCAACCTGCCTTTTTAACAAGATTAATCATCACTTGCAGTTGATCGTGATATTGAGTATGTTGACCTCTGTCTCTTAAAACACTGCCACATCCATCACACATAGCATAATAGACTCGTTTAATCATCGTCAAATACCCACATCACAACAGCAAGAATTACAATAAAAACTATGAGGAATGAAGTAGACATATTATTTTTTCATCTCTTTATATGTTGTCTTATCGTGAATCACTACATCCGCTTGAGTTTCAATCCACAACTTAGCACCACAAGGTCTTGGTTTATCTGGGCTGTATATCATTTCACTTGGTCCAAGAATCTCAATTCTGCTACCATACCAAGTCTTACCATCCATATCAATACGACACACTGGTAGTTTTCTACCGTGCTTCTCATTCTGTTGGATGATATTACGATTGATGTGAATTATTTTTTTCATAGTTGTTCCACTATTTCGACTCACCAACAATATCTTTAATAGCAGTCAAAGCAACTAACCATGCCACGGAAAAGTTGAGTGCAATCCAGTATTGATTAGGTTCTGGTTTATAAATTTCAGTGATACCAAAAAATACATTTACCGCTGATAACACCGCACAAATAAATCCAAACATATCAATTTCTCCTCATCAATAATATCTTTAATATTTGCCATCAATTATATTATACTTTTCCACATCATCGGCAGCTTTACGTAACCATTTAGCAAGTTCTTCTTTTGAATCTGCGCTGATTGTCACAGCATTTACAGTATGTGGAATAATAGTATCACCCTCTTCCATAAGGTCTGGATAAGCCTCTACTAACTCGTAGACTACTTCACCATCGTATGTTGTCTTTCTAGCCTGATAACGCCAGCCCATTTTATCCTCGCTTCTCTTCCCACTCGTTGAGATCATTCCATTTGTCATTCATTTAATAATCCAATCCATGTTTAACCAGTCTGTGTCCTCTGGCATAAGTTCAACTAGATCGCCGTGCCGGTCTTTAAGCTGAATCCAGATATGAGCATTATTCATA